AAACATTTGCATGGGGCTTGGAATCCCATACTCCTTTGCTGTCGACCCATCTGCCATGTCCGGCCCCACAGCCAGGCTTGAAATGCAACAGGCTGGAAGAACTTTCAACAGATACCAGAAGCTACTTAATGATAAGGTTCTGAATCCAATCAAGAACATTGTTATTGCTGATGGTGTAGCCAGGGGAATGATCAGTGGCAATGGAGCCAAAACAACCAAGGGCATTTTCAATTTTGGAGCCAATGTTTCTATCGACCTGGGACGGGAATCTATGGCAAACATTGCAGAGTTTAAGGCCGGACTTACCACAGCAAGTTCAATCTATGCAGAGAAGGGGCTGGATGTTGAGGCGGCCTTTAGGGCAAGAGCCATTGAGACCAAGATGATTCAAGACCTGGCAAAGGAGTATGGAGTTCCAGCCCAAGCAGTGTCTGAAATTCTTTTACCCACAGGCCAGCCAGCACAGGCAGGGCAACCAGGACAAACAGCCCAAGACGGCAAACAAGTGGAAGGCCAAGAGGATGTTATTGGGCAAAGTCTCAATGGAGCCCAGGTTGCTTCTCTTATCAATGTTATCAATGCAGTGGCGGCTGGCGCATTGTCCAAGGAGGGTGCGGTTTCAGTTATCACAGCCGCTTTCCCAACCATTTCAAGGGAACAGGCCATTGGCATTGTTGCTGGTGTGCAGTCTGGAAAAATCATTCCAACCACAGAAAAAGAAAAGCAAGCCGCCCAAGAGGGGCAACAGGATGAAGGCCAGGGCGGGGCTTCAGTCCCAGCAACCCCCAAAGCCCCAGTTTCACCTACAGGCTTAGAAGAGTTGAAATGCCCACTACCAACTCAAGATGTAAAACTTAATCTTGAGAATAGACAGACAGCAGTTGATAAAGCAAATTACGGCCCAGCAAATCCTAACGAACCCAATGAGAGCTACTGGAAAGCCAAGGCCAAAGAGTTCCAGGGAGATATTGGAACTGCAAAGAAAATGCTCTGTGGCAATTGCGCCGCATTCAACCAGACCAACAAACTACTGGGTTGCATTAAAAATGGAATTGGTGAAGATGCAAATGAAGTGGCACTGGGTGGGAACCTTGGATATTGTGAAATTTTTGATTTCAAATGTGCGGCCAAAAGAACCTGCGATGCCTGGATTGTTGGCGGCCCGATGACAGATAAAAAAAAACAAGCTGAACAAGCCCTATCCAGCCTAAGCCAACAAGAGCTTAAAATGCTCATCGCTGGAATGATGGGTGGCATTGAGTTAGGCAAGTATGATGGGATTGATTTTACGCCACCAGAAGGAGCCAGGGAATCAGCCAAGAGGGCTTTGGATGTAAGGGAAGGGAAACCAGCCAGCCAAAAGGGCATGACGCCTGTGGGCATTGCCAGAGCTAGGGATTTGATCAACGGGGTTAAGTTCTCTCCAGACACCGTCCGCAGAATGAAGGCATTCTTTGATCGCCATGAGGTCGACAAGAAGGGTGAAACCTGGGACGACCAGGGCAAAGGATGGCAAGCCTGGAATGGGTGGGGTGGAGATGCTGGCTATTCCTGGGCAAATAAAGTTGTTGGCCAGATGGAGTCAAGAGACAAGAACCTTTCAGAGCCACAAGAGGAAACAGCCCTTGCCAGTTCTGATGGAGAATTGAATCCATGTGGCATGAAGGACGATGGAACCTTTGACGATGAAAATAGCTGTTCATCTGGATATGGAAGGCCAAAGCTTGTTGGTGGATATAGCCCAAAAAGACCTGGTGGGAAAATTCCAAAACAAGCACCAAAGCCACAGCCAAAACCCCAGCCACCAACCCAGCCCAAGCCGAATCTTCCAAAACCACCAGCACCACCAAAGGGAGTAACGCCAGAACCCAAGACTCCAGAAGAACAGGAAAGAAATAGGATTGAAGAAAAGATGCGTAAGCCTGGAGTTAAATTTGTAATACTTCCCAAGAACATGAAGAACACCCAGCACATTGAAAAATCCTTTGATAACATTATGGCAAAGGGATATGAAATACCGCCACCATATATGATTACAACAGAAAGACTTACTGGAAGATGGTCAAGGGCTTATGCCATTTCAAGCAACAGCGAGGATAGAAGCTATCAAGCAATTACATTCAACAGCAAGTATTTTGAGAGTGACAAATACTTGCAAATGAAAGAACAGGGCGTAAAGGACAAATGGAGCAGTGCTGTTGATACTTTTGGCCATGAATATGGCCATGCTCTCCATGCAAAAGATGTTTCTTATGAACAATGGCGCACATGGAAAAGGGGCAAATTTGGAAGTGGGAAAATTGGTGCATTAAAAAAGTCTGTTGCAAAACAGGTAAGCGACTATGCAATGAAAAACCCACAAGAATTTGTTGCTGAAACTTTTGCTGGTAATCTGAATGGAAAGAAGTATAGCAAGGAAGTGTATGCAATGTATAAAGAATATAGGGGGCCGACATTAAAATGATTATTCCAAAGGAATTCTTTACAGAAGAAAACTTTGAGGAGGCTTTTGATCAATACACAGAAGCCCTATATGGGCGGGGTGCTGATGCTGTAAAGCTTGAGAGACCAGGGGCAAAGTCTGCCTCTCAGACCCCAGCCCCAGCCAAGGAAAGAATCAAGGGTTCTGAGCAGAACAAGCCTGGTTCAGCGGCCACAAAAAGCACTGGTGGCAAGATTGAGATTGGGGAGGGTGCAGAAGAATCAATCAAGAACAAGCTGAAGGAATGGAAAGACAAGAACCCTGGCAAGAAAGCCCCATCCCTGGGAGCCCTAAAGAAAGTGTTTAGAAGGGGTGCTGGAGCCTATTCAACAAGCTTTAGGCCAACCATTGGTGGTGGTAAGCCAAACTCCAGGAATGCCTGGGCATTAGCCAGGGTAAATAAGTTTTTGCTCATGGCAGGTGGTGGCAAGGTAAAAGAATCCTACCGCCAGGCTGACGGCGACCTGCTTTGACATAACCTGGGCATTTATGCCCTTGCCCCTTCCTACAGGTGACGAATCCGAACAGGACTTTGTTTCTCGATTCATGGGAGATGAAGAGGCAATAAGCAAGTTCCCAGATGAAACACAGAGGTCTGCTGTAGCCTACAACACCTACAGGGATGAGGAAGAAATGGAATGTGGGGATGAGGAAATGGAAGCAAATGATTTTGGTGGGGTAAGCATTCTTGAGATTGGTGAGGCCAAAGGGCATGACTTGTTTGTGGATAAACTCAGCCTGGAGAAGGCCATGGAAATCATGAAACAGGCTCCCAATGGAGTTAAGGTTAAGATGAACCACGGCTCTGGATTAGATGCAGTCGTTGGCTTTGCAAGAAATGCCAGGATTGAGGGCAATAAGCTGGTTGCAGACCTAAAGCTTTTAAAGAACAGCCAGCACTATGGTTTGATTAAGGAAATGGCTGATGAGGCTCCAGACCAGTTTGGAATCTCCCTGGCATTTGTGAATGAGAGTGAATCAATCAATGGCAAAGACTATATCAGACCCCAGAGCATTGCCTCTGCTGACCTGGTATCTAGCCCTGCGGCTACCAATGGCCTATTTGAAGAGGTTGTAAAATTTATGCAAAAATTCGGCTATGTGGCCGGAGGTAAGCCAATTCCCATCGACCTGCCCAATGCAGTTGTTGAAGGTGATGGTTTGACAAAAGAAGGAGAAGCAATGGAAAATAAAGAAGGTTATGATTATAAAAAGGATATGGATGAAATTAAAGTTCGCCTGTCCGCCCTTGAGGAATCTATGAAACCCAAGGATGAAATGAAAAAAGACGAAGTGGCAAAGGATGAATCACCTAAAGAGGAAGTTGTCCAGGCTCAAGAAGCCCCCACTATTGTTGTTGAAAAAGAAGACGAAGAGGAAAAGGAAGATGAATCTGAGATGTCAGAAGTTGTTAAAAAAGTTCTGACCCAGTTTGGTATCAAGCCCATCCCTGCGTCACCCGCTGTTGAGGTTGCTCTTGAAAAGAAAGAGGAGCTCAAGAACTTTGAAGGACTTGTCTCTGCTCATGCGGAATACAAGACTTCGAAGCTGAAGGCCATGAAGGCCGTCATGCTTTCAAACCCCAAAGAATATGCTGAGGCTCTTAGCCGTGGCATTAAGAACATCTAACAAAAGGATAAATAGAAAATGAGTACACAAATTGATAATGGGTATCGGACTTTCTCAACATCGTCCGCTATCTCTGCTTATCGCATGGTACAGCCTTCCACAACCACTGCTGGAGGTGTTGATGTAGCTGTTACTGGTGCGACCAAAGCCATTGGTTCAACCCTTGAAGATGTGGCGGCTGGCGGTTATGTGACCGTGAAGCTGTTCCATCCTACATTCTTCGCGACCGTAAGTGGCACTGCCGCCGCTGGTGATGTGATGAAATTCGATTCCGCTGGCCAGGTTACGACCTTGGCGGCAAACCTTGTTACTGCTGGAATTGCATTGGAAGCCGCTACTGCGACTTCTGCTGTGATTGAAATTGCAGTGCCAATGTTCTAACCCATAACCAAGAAAGAATAATAATACAATGAGTTTTATTTCTGGTGGCGCAACCATTCGGGCCGATATCAACCAGGCGTTGATCGAGGCTCCTAACACCGAAACTGGCTTGATCGGAGCAGAGGTTCTGCCTTTGCTTCCTGTCTCTGCCAAGAGCGGACAATATCTCAAAGTTCAGCTTGCACAAGCTGACCTGTTGAACAATGACTCTAAGCCTCGTGTGGCCGCTTCTGACTACGCCCGTGCTGTTCGTGCGTTTGGGACTGACACCTACGACACGATCGAGTATGGCCTCGAAGAGCTAATCGATGACGGATTTCGCGCAGATGCTGACAGGTTTTTTGATCTCGAAGCATCGTCTGCCCGCTTCCTCCTTCGCCAAATCAAACTTGGCCATGAGAAGCGTGTAAGCGATATTCTGTTTGCTGGCACAACCCCATTCACAACTGCTGACCAGAGTGCAATCTCTGCCTACACCAATGCGAATCTTGCAAACATTGATGTAGCTGGTGATGTTGCTGGTGCTCGCACTGAGTTGAATAAACTTGGTTACGAAGCCAATACAATCATTATGTCTGCCCCTGTGTTTGAGCGTATCCGCCGCACAACCAAACTCCAGAACCAGTTCTTTGGTGTTGTTTCTGACACCAAGGGCCGTCTCCTGGCTGAAGCTGAAATCGCCGCTGCCCTTGGGGTGGAGCGGGTTTTGGTTGGTCGGGCCGCAATTAACTCTGCTAACAAGAACAAAGCCTACTCTGGTGGGTTCATTGTTCCCAGCACGCAGATCATTGTTGCCAATGTGCAGAGTGGTCAGTTCACTGCTGGTGGAATTGGTCGTACCCTGGTGTGGTCGGCTGATGCCCCTGGTGGTTTTGTTTCTGAAAGCTATCGTGATGAAGCCCGTCGCTCCAACGTTCTCCGTGTTCGCATGAACACAAGTGAGAAACTCATTGATGCTAACGCGGCCGTTCGTATCACCACAAGCTTCGCCTAAAGACTGCTGTTGGTGTGTTCCTTGTGGGGGCTGGAGGGATAAAACCTTCCAGCCCCTGCTTTTTTTGACAGCACCACAACAATCAAATTCTACAGCGCTTTTTACCCATGGAACAAATACCAGAATAACTATTTGCATGATTACATTAAACTCTTTACTTTGATCTAAAAATAATCATTCTTGAAATCCTAAATGAAGCACAAGCTTTCAGTATATTTAATCGCAGGAAATGAAGAAGCCTATATTGCCAGGTGCTTGGAGTCGTTTAAGCCAATGGCAGAAGAGTTTATTATTTGCATCTCTAGGGGGAGCCTTGAGCCAGACAAAACAGAAGAGATTGCATTGGCTCACGGCGCTAGAATTGTTCATTATAAAAATAAAAACAATGATTGGAATCATGTAGATGATTTTGCATCTGCCAGGAACACAGCCCTAGAGGCTTGCAAAAATGAATGGGCTTTGTGGGTAGATGCTGATGATGTGATGCAACCAGGGGCAGAAGCCCTGGTAGATGATGCCATTGAAGAGGCAAACAAAAGGAAAGCAGATTTAGTTGCATTCAGATACGATGTCCAAAATGCTGGACTTATACCATTAAGAGAAATGGCCAGCAGAAAAGGAAAATGCAAATGGAAGAACAGGGTTCATGAGGCTTTGGTTGCCAATGAACCAGATAAGCTTTTTGGTGTAGATAAGGTGATTAGGATTCACAAGCCCCATGGCTATAAAAAAGCTTCAGCAGACAGAAACCTTACAATCCTAAAAGACACCTTGGAGCCAGCCCCAAACTCTCTATATTACACCCAGCAAGAACATTTCCTTTCAATGAACTGGGAGAAGTGCCTGGAGTTTGGTGAAATGGCCTTAATGTTCAAAGACCTTGAGGATACATTAAGATATGATGTTCTTTGTAATATGGGCAGATGTGCAAAGCCAGAGAATAAACTGAAATATCTTGGACAGGCTATTACACTCCAGCCAGACAGAAGAGAGGCACACTACTGGACTGCATTGGAATATGCTGGAAGGGGTCAATGGATTAAGGCATGGGGTTCAGCCAGGGCGGCCATGAGTCTCCCAAGACCATCCTCACACTACTGGAACCAGGTTGAGGCAATCTATGGATGGCAAGCAATGGATTTATATGAGACTGCCTCTGCTTGTGTTGGGAAGGCAGATGAAGTTGCAAAGATGAAGAAGATAAAGCCAGCCCCCAGAATTACCTTGGTTCATGCAACCAGGGGCAGACCACAGGTTGCCTGGCAAAGAAGGTTCCAATGGCTTTCATTGGCTGAGAAACCCCTGGAGGTTGAGTGGTTATTCATGGTTGATCATGATGACCCCACAGACTATACCCCTCACCAGGCCATCAGATGCAATCCTGGTGGCATTATCAATGCTTGGAACCATGGGGCAAAACTGGCCAATGCAGACATCATTGTGCAAATGTCTGATGATTGGGCTCCACCAAGACACTGGGATGCCTCTATTTGCTCTTTAATTGGCTCTAAAAACAGCGATCAAGTGCTGGCCATATCAGATGGCTTTAGAACAGACAAACTGCTCTGTATGGCCATTCTCAACAAAAAGAGGCTTGAAACTCAAGGGGGGTGGCTATTTCATCCAGATTACCAGGATTCCGATGGGCTGTATTCAGACAATGAGTTCACAGAAAGAGCCTATGCCGACCAAGTTGTTATTGAGGCAAAGGACTTAAAGTTCACCCATGAAAACCCAATCCACACTGGGAAAGAAGCAGACCAGCAACTTGTTCATCACAACAAGCCAGAGTTTTATGAGAAAGGGAAAGCGATCTATGAAAAACGCAAAGCAAATAATTGGATGTAGGAAGTCGAAAAAGGGGGAGAATACCAAGGGGCTTGGTATAATTAAATTTGGGAAGTCTCGCATCGACAAAACAAGGTATGTGATTGTGGACATTACCTGCGATGATAAGGCTGGGAAGGAATTGTATGAGGCCGGGATGATTGCCTTGAGGTATGACCCAGAGGCCGTGATTGAGTACGCAATCAAAAAAGCACTAGCCGAGATGGTAAAATGCAAGAAATAAGCATCAACGATTCTTTTGGCAGGGCATTGGCTAGATACACCTATAATCTTGATGTTGGCCTAGAGATTGGGGGAGGAACTGGGGATGGTTCGACTCAATGTATTAGGACGAAAATGCTATTCAGCATTGAGAACCATCCAGAAAGAATTGGAAGGCACAGAATGAACCTGGAGGCAAGGGGAGGAGTTGCCATTAATGGAACGGCAACCTTGCCGAGTCTATGGATGAATCAGTTGGATATAGCAGAATTTTACGGAACAAACAAAACCACCATTAACCAATACCCACTAACTCAAATTCTTGGTTGGTATCACGAATGCATTGAATTTGCCCAACCATACAGCACTAACGCAATTGAGGACATCCATATTGAGCATAAGGTGAATTTTGATTTTGTGCTGATTGATGGTTGCGAGTTTTCTGGGGAAGCAGAACTTCGATGCGTAAGGCCATTTTTGGCAGAGAAGGCAATCATCGCCCTGGATGATATTAACGCTATGAAGAATTGGGCGAACTACCACAAACTCAAGGGATTTGCGAAACTACTCTGGGAGGATTGGTCAGTTCGTAATGGTGCGGCCATCTTTCAACTATGATTTCTATAATTTGTGCAACAAGGAAAAGGCCAAAGTATCTAAAAAGATTATGCGAAAGCCTTGAGTCAAATTGTGAAAACAAGGAAAGCCATAATTATTTGTTTGGGTTTGATGATGATGACATTGAATCTTTAGTTGAATTTCAAAAAGAAGATATAGCAAAAAACATAAACTGGAAGGCAGTTATCTTCAAGAGAATGGGCTACTCAAAAATGAATGAATACCTTAACTTTTTATCCAGTATTTCAAAAGCAGATTGGCTTCTTGTTCTTGGCGACGACTGCATAATGAAAACTTCAAAGTGGGATTCAAATATCTTGTGTAAAAAAGATAAACTTATAATAAACACAATAAATCCTAATGATATACAATATAGCTCTGAAAATTTTATGCATTTTGCAATATCTAAGAAATGGATAAATGCCACTGGAAGAATATCTCCATATCAACAATCAGACACCTTTTTAACCTATGTTGCAAAGCAAGCTGGAATATGGAATCCAAAATGCGATATTGAAATTTGGCATGTCGAGGAAAATGCTCGACCAAGCCAAAGAATTGATGATTGCGTAACCAAAGAGATTGTATATGCAAATCAAATACCAATGAATGAAGTTCTTATTGATGCAAATATAATTAAAAATATATGCTAACCATTTTCACCATAGTTCTTAATGGGATGCCATATATCGAAAGGCATCTCGCAGAATTTGAAAAGCTAAAGATTCCCTGGCAGTGGAGGATTGTAGAGGGAGTTTCAGAGCCACTTGGATGCACTAGGTGGTGCAAGCAGGTTCCAGATAAATACCACAAAAACTTTGTTAGCGTAGATGGGACACATGAATACCTTGAGAGCATTAGGGGAGAGAGTGTTTCAGTCTATTCGCAAGACAAGGCATTTAAGGGGAAGCTGGAAATGATTCAACATGCCCTACAAGGAGTCGATTCTGGGGTTGTTATGGAGATAGATGCTGATGAGATGTGGAGAGCAGATCAGATAGAAAAGATTTACGAATGCCTCAAGGGGTCGGAGGATGGGACAACGATGCAGTTTTATTGTAACTTCTTTGTTGGGGAGAATAAAAAGATAGTTACTAGGGAAGGATATGGTTCTAGTTGGTATGAATGGATGAGGGCTTGGAAGTGGGGAAACAATGTCTGCTTTACAAGCCATGAGCCACCACAGCTAAATATAAGGGCTAGATTAGTCCCAAGGGGAATCACAGAAACTTGGGGGCTGGTATTCAACCACTACGCCTACGCCACTATAAAGCAAGTTGAGTTTAAGCAAGATTTCTATGGCTACAAAGGGCTGGTGGATGGGTGGATGGAATTACAAGAGACGGCCGGGCCGGTACGGCTAAATCAATTCTTCAGTCATATTCAAGACAAGAGCGTTGCCGATGATGCATAAGCCAAAACTTTTTTTGTGCGGGTTGGCCAGGAATTGTGCAAGATCACTCCTGTCCAACATTCCATCCCTTTTATCTCTACAACATAATTGGGATTTATATGGGGCAATACTAGAAAACGACAGCACAGACGATACGCCAAAAATTCTGCAAGCCCTATCGAAGCTATGCCCATCTATTCAAATCCATAACCCAACCCCAGCAGATGGAATGACTAGGTATGAAAGAATGGCCTATCTGCGCAATGAAGCCCTTATGATCGCAGAGGCAAATCAACCAGACTGGGTTTGTGTTGCTGACCTAGACTTGTTTCAGTTCATTGGGCTGGAAAGCTATGTGCCACAAAACAACGCCGAGGCAATTATGGGACTTATGCCAAAGAAGTATGTTCCATGGCATCCAGGTGAGGCAATTCAATATATGGATAGGGAGTGGGTATATTACGACCTACTGGCAGTAGAATTTAAGGATGGAACAAGACCCCATTGGGTTGGGGATATGCAATATCCAGACACAAGAGATGACTTTAAGAAGGCAACCAAAAGTTCGGTTAGTGAGGCTATGTTTACTAATTCAGCTTTTGGTGGAATGGCCTTCTATAAGGCCGACAAAATAAGAGAAATTAGATATACTGGAACAGACTGCGAACATATTGCATTCCACAAGCAGATTGGTGGCATATACATAACAGACAAGATAAAGGGAATATACTTACCCCAAGATTGACAGGGGTAGCTGGATGTGGGTGGCTTAATTCAAACTTCTTATTTCAGCACAGACTTGAACTACATGATAACAGACCTGTGGCAATCTGTTACTGGTCTTGGCTCAAGTGCTGTTTCTGCCAGTGTCACAGACCTGGCAGTTTCATCCGAGCTGGATGTGGGTGGAGATGTTTTTAGAATCACACAGAACGCTGTTGTCTGTGCGTCCATGATTTCTGCCCCTGTAATTGGAAACCTTTGCACGGTGTCTGGTATTGAAAGGATGATTGCTGGATTCTCGCAATCCACAGATGGCCTTTCCTATACAATAGACCTGGCAGAGATTACAACTTAAAGCCATGGCATCTATTGAGAGAGAGGTTGAGAACGCCCTTCTTAATGTAGTTTCTGGCATAGGAGGTGTGAACTTCTTTACCAGTGAAAGAAGCACAGCCAGGACAATGCCAAGCATAACAATTCAAGCCCAGATTGGGTCAGAAGAACTAATCCCCTTTTCTGGTGTGTTCAAAACACCTGCATCCATCACCTATGTTGCAAGGGCAGACACAACTGCTAGAACAGATTTTGATGCAAAGTTCTACGACATCCTAGAGCAACTCTATCGTGTCCCAGACCTAGCGAGCTACCTCACAACCAATTCAAACATAACCTTCTATGTTGCAAAGGTGACTGGAGATACCCCAGATGTAATAGCCCAAAACCGCACCTGGTCTAGGTCTATGACCCTGGACATAACAGCAACTGCAAAGAAATGACCAATAGCGTTCAAATCAATGTGGAGGATGCTTTAGACAATCTTCTGGCCAACATTCCAAACCTAAATGTCTATAAGACCAATCGGGTGGGGGCAAAGCTGTTCCCATTTGCCACAATCTCTGCATCGGTAGGGGGTCAAATCCTGGGAAACTATACTGGGGTCTATGAAGTAGATGTTACAATCAACTACTCAGACACAGCGACCAAGATTAGCCAGGAGGATTTTGATGCTGAATACTGCTCTATTTTTGAGGCTTTCTATTCTGAAACTCCTCCACTCTTTACCAAGATTCAAAACAACATAGTTGATACCAAGGTTTATACGGCTCGGATTACTGGTCAGACCCCAACCATTAGGACGGATAAAAGGGCTTGGCAGAGGGGTCTAAATATGAGCCTTATATGCACCCCATCAGAGACAGACGACGGCTTGCGGTATTTGAACTTCTACCAAAAGCAAAACTCGATGTATGTTGCCGTGATTTAACAAGGAGCTTGAGAATATGGCACTTTCCATTTTAGACGGCAACCAGTCGGCAACCACGCTCTCAACCATTCTTTCTAGTGGGCAACATATCACCGCCCATACGGTTGTTAGTCTTGGTACTCAAGCGATTACAGATATGCGGGGTGCTGTTAGCGGAAGTGTTGTTTCTGTCTCAAACCTCCCATCTACACAGACGATTGCAGGGACGGTGACGGCGAATCTTGAGAATGTTGCCGGAACACACCAAGGAGATATTCCAAGTAGAGCAGTTAGAATAGGATGGGGTGCTGAAGATACATTTAAAGGTGCTGGAGTAGACAACGGCGGACAGCCTCTACCGATACAAATATACTTGGGAATTTCATCTGACGATAGAGTTACAACCGCAAACCCTCTCCCCATCTCTGGCACGGTGACGGCGAATGTAGTTGCGAGAAGTAATGACGGTTCTGGTAATTATTTTCAGATACCCATTACTCCTTATGATCAAGATATAACCTCGGCAAGCGATCAATATGTAGTACCAGTTCAAATTTCAACTCTTAATGGAAGTGTTGGGTCTAGCACTCCGCTCCCCATCTCTGGCACAGTCACAGCAAATCTAGGTTCTGCCCTCCCTACTGGCACAAACCGCATTGGAGTAGTGACGATTGGTGGGGGCACAGTAACAATCGGAGCAGGGACGGCACAGATTGGAAGCGTGACGGCAAGCATCAGCGGGACAGTTCCAGTAAGCGGAACATTCTTTCAAGCCACGCAACCAGTATCACTAACTACGCTCCCCGCACTGGTCGCAGGAGCGGCACAGATTGGTTCAGTCACGGCATCAATTAGCGGGACTGTTCCCATATCCATTTCATCGGTTACAGTTGGCAACTCCGTCACCATTGGCTCGCTTCCAGCCCTAGTCGCAGGCACAGCCCAGATAGGCTCGGTCACCGCATCCCTCTCCATCTCATCTACCGCCATCACCTCTGGCAGTTTTACTTCGCTAACTTCATCCACCCTCGTCCCCGCAAATACTGCCCGCAAGATGGCCACCGTCTATAATCTCGGAGCAGGTCAGTTATTTGTGAACGCAGGAGCAACTGCGACCACGCTCGGCGGCGGGTTTATGGTTGCCCTATCGAGTGGAGATTTCTTTGAATGTAATTATACAACTACCACTCTTTCGGCCATCTTTGCAACAGCAGGAACGGCGAGTTGGGTAAGCCATTAAGGAGTAGGCAATGCCTCTCTATAAATCAATCCCAACCAAATCATCAATTAGGACAGAATGGGACCAAGGGGTATCGGGAACGGTAAGTGGAGATGTATATTGGTCGGAAAATCCAACATTTAATAATGGGTCAATGTTTTCCTATATTTATGATTCGAATGGGCGAACTCAAATTGAAATAAAGAAAAATGGTGTTGTAATTATTTCATTAAGCCTTGGTTCTCAAGGAGCAGCTTGGGAAGGAATGTCTTTAATGACTACTCTATTAAGTGAGGAAACTGGGGGCGTTGTTGATGTTTTTTATGAGCTTGAAGTTCCGGGAGGCGGTTCGCTATATCCAACTTCAAGTTGTTTGATTAGGCAAGTTTCAGTTGGAGAAAAATATAATATTCAAGTTGTTCCAACTGGTTTGAGTATTGGTTATGACGCAATAAATACTTTAGCGGCTTGGTCTATGGTTGAAGCTTAAATGCCCATCCTCCTCCTCACCCTCTTGCTCTGCTCTTGCTCTCCAGTGCAGGTGCAGAAAGATAGCTACCCCACCAAATACCCCAACACCCCAACCATGGGAGATGCCCAGAGGGCTGGAGTTCTGTGAGTTCTGAGGTTGATTGGTCAAAAGTATCCGATGAGGAGAAGATTGGGGCATTATCTTATCTTTTTGATGAGGGATTTATTGAGGCTTACCAAGATGAGGGTGGTGAATGGTTCATTAGAGTCACAGAGGCAGGTTCAGAACTATGAGTGAAAATGACTCAAGTGAGATAAAGGAGCGCCTGGCCAGGATGGAGGAACGCCAAAAGAATATTGGAGCCATGCTTGAAATGAGCCTTTCCAGGTATGCAGACCTTGTGAACAGAGTAAATACCCTGGAGATTCTGAAGCACAGAATGCTTGGAATGGTTGCTGTATGTGGATTCCTATTCACCATTGGATGGGAAATAATCAAATCAAAATTTCTTACTAAACCCTAACTTGACATAAAGGAGACATTACTATGCCCGCAACGACTATTGGACAAGCCGGACTTGTATTCGGTGCAACCGCTGAAGGACTTGGATTGGTTCAAAGCTTCAGTGAAACACGCAATGTTGAAAAAAGTGAAATTCGCGATAGAACTGGCGACATTGTTGGCGTTGCATATTATAATGCAACCACTGGATACAGCCTATCTGTTGCTGTAACTGGTACTTATGGTGTGACTGCTGGAGCCGCCTTGGCCGCCCTAGCTAATGCCACCACCCTTGGAACAACCCGCATTGATTCCATCACCATTAACAAGAGCAATGATGCCTTTGTTACCCTGGACATCAGTGCTACTGGTTACCCTAACGTAAGCTAATTAAAGAATACTGGGTTCAATCCCCAGATCATAAAATCCTAAAATGGAAGGCCATACTTACTGGGGAACAACAAATCTCAAAGTTGCATCTGCTGTTGCGGCCTTTGGTGCAAAGCCTAGACCCGTTGACCCTGTAACCAGGGTAATTAAAGATGGACACCAACAAGTAACATTTTGGTTCATATCTGATGGCAATGGAGACATTGCAAAAAAAGAAATGGAAAGAACCTGGGCAGATATGCAGTCTGATCAAGAATCTCCAATTAGATATGTTAGAGCGGCTCTCGAGAATCGTGAGACACTTCTTGGTCTCGTAAAGCGTGCAGAGCCAATAAGAATTATCCAGATAGGTGGGCAAACCCTCATGGTGCCGGAGAATGCCAGCCCAGAAAGAAAGAAGGCACTTTTAAGACATATATGAATGAAATCCTAGAAGAAGTATTAGAATCAGCTTTTGTGGCTCCACAAAGGCAGTTTAAGGGTGAATGCCTTGCTCCATATACAGAGGGCTCTAGGCTTCTTATGATACAGGCCAGGAGTGATGAGGATTCAACTGCATTCTTTGTCTGGGCTTTTGTGTTCCTTCATATTCAGATTCAGAAAAATAGGAAAGAGGCAATCAGGCTTTGCTGGAATAAAGACCTATTCAGAGAATCTATTCTTGATTGGATTGCAGATAAAACAGATTCAGACAGGGAGAATGCAAGCAGTCTTGTTGCATCCATTCTTGATGAGGGAAACAGGGGGCAGGTTGAGCCTATCCCAACCCCAGGGGCAACAACCCAGGGAAACTAACACAGCCAACTGGAATAGCGGCATCTGTATTCTCGTTGGCGCAAAGAACAGGCTGGAGCATTGAATATATTATGTGGGAGCTTCCAATCAGTTTATTCCACCAAGCAAACCATGTTCACCTATGGATGTCTGGAGTTAAGTTGAGAAGGAGAGGTTATTGGGAGACTACAAATATTAAGGAACTTGAAAAACAACTAGGCTTATGAGCTTCAAACTAGATACCAGACAATTTGAAAGAAGGCTGGAGCAGTATGTTCCCCTGGCCAGAAAAGATATAACCAATGAGCTAAATAGGCGTTCTGCTAATATCCTCATGAAGGCAATAGTAAATACAGAAAAGGCCAGCTTGGGGGCTCTAAGATCATTATTCTCTAGGAATGCCACGGTGATGAGGGCAAGAACAAACAAGAAAACAGGTGTAACCAGGATTACAAGGCCAAGACAAAGGGTTGTCCATGGAACCATGGATGGGTATAGAATAGCTAATTATAGAAGGAATATAAGGATGGGCAGAAGGCCAACAGGGAACCCTCCTGGGGGTGGGCTTGGTGGGGCATCAATGAAGGCATACATAAGGAAAACATTCAAAGCCCTGGGCAGTGCAGTTGGTTATTTGAAATCTGGATGGTTGCCAGCATTGAGAGTTTTCAAACAGGCAGGTGGAGCCCAAGACTCTGCAAAATTAAGGGGCAAAAAGGGAACAGCTAGCTTTGGTGGTGGGGTAAGGGCAACTCCTGGTGAAACTATGAGGGCATATTTCTATTCAACAGCCAACCCCAGGACATTTACAAAGGGGCCGGTGTCTATTGAATCCAGGCTAAATACAGCATTACAAAAGGCTGTGGATGAGGAAACAGAAGATATGATGGTTTATATATTCAGAAAAATACAGGAGAGGGCTGACAAGAGTTTAATGTCATGAAGAAGATTGCAGAAGGAGAGCTTCTTGTCCATACGCAAAAGTCTGCTCAGAATGTGGACAGGCTTAGATCATACTTGGCCAGCCTTAGAGCCGAATCCCAGAGGACAAGCGTTGGAATGGATGGCCTGGCTAAAAGTATATTACAGGCTGGAGCAAGGGGATTGACTTTAGGCAAGGTTATTAAAGGCTTGGCTGGTGCGGCTGGCTTTGGTGGCTTTGGAGTGGCGGCATATCTTGCAGTTGATAAAATGACCAGAGGGCTGGTTGATGCCCAGGAGGAATCGGACAAGCTTGCAGAGACTCTGAATAAAGCAGTTGGAGCCAAGGCTGGAGACAGCATTGAGGGAACAATACAAAAGATGCAATCCCTTACCAATGCCATCAATGAAAGCAAGTCGGCAATCGGAGGCCAGGGAACAATGAACTCCATAGCCGCGTTCTTCTTTAATGATGACGCAGACAAAGCGGCAAAGGCTTTTGTAAGGGCAGTTGAGACCAGGATTTCCCTTGGCGATAAGCTTACCCAGCAAGAGGCAGAGAGAATTGCCCAGCAGAAAATCATCATGGACTTAGATGGTGAAATGGCTGAAGTCTTTAAGATCAATATTGAGACAAGGAAAAAGCTTGGCCAGATTGAGACCAATGATGCACTTACTTCACAGCAAAAGCTTGAGATGGCCAATCTTGCCAGGGAAGAACAGGCAGATAAACTAAGGGCATTAAGACTCAAGAAAGAAAAAGAAACAGACAAAAAAGTCTTTGAGGAAAGAAAGAAGGGTGATGAAGAATCTGCAAGGCTTTCAATCAAACTCACAGATAGTCTAATCAAACAAGAAGAGGCATTGTTTGAGAAGGGCGCCAAGGACTTTAAGGATGCCCAGGATGAGAAAATTAAGGCGGCCGAAGAAGCAAACAGGCAAATTACAGATTCATCCAGAAAAGCGGCTCAGAAGATATCCGAACAAGATGCACAGGCAAAAAAGGACTTTGAGGACAAAACTGGGGCTGATGTTGCTATTCTGGGGGCTTCCAGGGGTGGCTCCATGGCCTTAAACCAAGCAAGGAAATCCAGAAAGACCCAGGTTTCAAAGGAAGATTTTAGGACTCAAGAGGCAATATTAAAATCAGAAGCTGATAGGCTTTCTAAAGCCGAGGGAAGGCCGGTAACGATGCAAGATGTTAGAGTTAGAATGGCTACAAGAGTGGCGGCCACAGAGATGCCAACCCTTGGAGAAAAACTTGCAGGGACAGCATCTGGAGTTGAGCCAGCACAAATAGCAAGAAGTAGATCTGAGGAAATAATGCAAGGGAATAAGCAGGGAACTCCAAGCATCATGAGGTCTATCGAAAAAATCCTAACTCAGCTTTCATCTGCACCACTTGTGACATCTGGTGCTGGAGTTCAATAATGAGTGAAGCTATTATTGGCTCCCCTATTTCTGGTCAAAAGGTTTTGCGAAGGCAAAACTATCAAAAAGACCTGGTCGGCCTAGAAACCATTATAGAAGTCTATATAATTAGAACTGCTGATAGGGTAACGCTTGCCCCAGCAAGAGATACAATTCATTCCTCATTCTCTACAGCAACTCCAAAATATTCCAGAATGGCCGTAGAGACCATTTCCTTTGATGAGACAGATGGCGGACTAACTACAATGTCTGTGGTATATGTTGGGCTTACCACTTCAACTGGTCTGCCTCCTCCCATCATAAGGCTTATCCCAACTGCTGGCGAGGGTGTATATGGCCCGCCATTAGTTATCGAAGCAGAGTATGTGACTGATGTAAGTGAAACAGAGTTTATGGCTGGTCAACTTTCACAAAATAATGGCTTACAACAAGCCCCGCTATTTACCACAACAATAAAAATGCCTGAAGTCATCAATGGAACAACAATGCCAAAAGACCCAAGGCCAGCGTTCTTTCAAGAAGGTGTTGGCCTTTTGACTCAATATGGTGGCTATTGTTTCTTGTCTATGTCTTGCGAAAGGCGTGGGCTTTTCTTGGTTGCTAGAAACACCTTTCACGAAGTTCAACAGCTTGCCACAATTTCTAGGGGAACATTACAATAATGAGAGAGGGCAAGCTAAATGAATTACGCGGAAACTCTAGGCTGGCACTTGGATTCTTTAATAGCATCATAAGAAGGATTGAATGCACCAAACCCCTTGCTGGTGCTGGAATTGCCATATCAGAAAAAGAGAATGGGTACGAAATTTCTAGTATTGGTGGAGTGGTTAGTAGTGGTGGAAGTATTAGTGGGTATTCTGAAATAACGCTCAATGTTTGTCGCAACGGAAACCCAGATACAATCATTGTTCTTGGCATAGAATAGAATTGACACAATAGGACACTTAAATGGCTCAAAGTTTAGACATATACATCGACACAACCAACGGAAACCTGGTGGCCGCAGGGTCGGCCAGGAATGGCACACTCCCAACCTTTACCCGCAACGACTCCTATAATCTGCGGCTTCGATTGCAAGAAAGAGACCAGAGTGGACTTTTGCGAGATTTAGATTTAACTGGTTCTTCAATTAAATTGGGCATTGGTGGGATTGATGCAGACCCAACGGACGGACAATTTAAGCTAGTTCTGAATAGCGTAACCTCTAATGCCATTTCTTTCAATGCAACACCCGCCCAAGTTTATACCGCTATTTCTGGAATTGCTGGTGCTGGTGTTGGAGTAGCGGCCTACGGACAAGAACAATTTGCCTATCTCATCACAGCCGCAACGCTCAACACCGCTATGTCGTTTGGTGGCTCTGCCTTCACCCTTTTCCCAACTAGCTCGGTTCTTGTAAATACCCGCAGATTCCCAGCCTCCTCGGTTGCCGCCCAGCAAGTCATTCGTTTGGTTCGCAACCCGGCTGTTTATTCAGATACATTCGTTTCCTCTCCTACCGCTGGGGTTGTATCGCTTACAAAAGTTCAAGATGGTTCTTCGACAAAAAATGAAACTTACGATCTGGCAATAGGGTCAGATGCAGAGGGTGGCTCGCTTGTTCTTAATTTTGGAGCTAACTCAACTACGGCTATAGCCATCGGGGCAAACGCCACCAGTTTTGCAGAAGCCTTGAGTGCGGTAACTGGAATTGGTAGTGGAAATGTAAGCGTGGATATTGGCAATAACGCTGGCAACTATTCCATTTCTTTTGTGCGTAATCTTGGCCTAACTAACATAACGACTGCCCTTACCCTTGATGCAAGTGGAGTTATCTTTGGTAAATTCTTGCAAACAACGGTTACAATGGCAACTGCAGAACTTGATGAGTTATTTGCCGAAGGTGGAGCAGATACAATCACACCCAAGATTGAGGTTGAGCTAACTCAAGGAGGAACACCCAAGACGGTTCTCCAGACTGATGTTACTGTTCGCCGTGATCTCATCACAACTGGCTCTGCCGTACCAGCGGCACAAGCCTCGTATTACACAAAATCAGAGGCCAATGCCCTTTTTGTCGAGGATTCGGGCAGTAATGTAGATGCAACTAACAGAACATTATATGATGTTTCTGCAACTGGTTCATACGATTATGGAAACCGCACCTTGTTAGATAATAGTGGATTTAATCCAGTTATAGATCATACTACTGGCCTTGCTCATCAAAGTAACTTATTGGGTTTTTATAATTCAGCACTTACAGCAAAACCATCTGGAACAAACATTGTCTCTGGCCTCACAAACATTGGCTTGCTTTCCTACACCCAACCAACCTCAACGAATGTAATTTCGGCTCTTACCCAAACTGGCTTACTTGTAAATAACAACACAAATACCTTTGGAGTGTTCCCTCTTTCTCCTAGGACACTAACCACAACTGCCTCTATTTATTTTGGACAAGTTAATTCAAACACAACCAACTCCGTCAGCGTTGTAGTTACTGGTTGCCAAGTAAATGATATAGTTTTACTTGGCTTGCCAGCAAGCAATCCTAATGGTCTTGCATTTATAGCCCATTGCACTACAGCTAATGGCTTGGAGGTTGATGCTGTAAACGCAACCAATGGAAATATCACGCCAGCCACGGCCACCTACCGAATCACCGTCATCGGATATTAACGCAGGGCAAATGCCCTAAAGAAATCCTTATGGGAAAAATTCTTTACCCAAATTATTTTGCTAATTGTATTGCAACTGGAACACCAGAGCATAGCGAGGACTATTTGGCTTTTAACCTTCGAGAAGCTATGAGTATGTTTTGGAAAGTAAAGTCTTGGAATGCTATAATAACTGGAAGTCTTTCATATACAATCGGAGGTGGAGGAGGCACAGAAACAATTTCTTTTCTTGGTGAATCCCACAATTTCCCATCTCCAGTAGGAACAGAGGAAGAATTATCGTGCTATGTTGGAGGTTTTAATTATGAATATGTTGCTCTCGCACAGCGTAGTAATAATTTTTTTACTGACATTATTTCTACTGGAAACTTCTTTTCTTATAATTTTCACTCTGCCCTTCAGAGTGGTGGTAGATACTATATTCCAGTTCGTATTGGTAATACCCAATTCTGGTTTAGCGAATATGCCGCCCCAGAGCCGAACGCATCATATATTCCAGTAGGAGGCTATACAATTTCATTTGCTGGGGGGGGGGCCTCTGGTGATGTTTACGAAAATTCTGATCCTGCTTCTGGGGGATATCCCGATTTGCAGGGTTCGGTAAGTATAAACATTTCGGCCAGTTCGTACTGGCCTTACGCATAAACATATAGTGTCTTTGGTTGAATCCCCCCCTTGACACCTTCCCCATCAGTATGAATCAACTCTTAACCTTCATTCAGTCGCAAGACATCTTTGCTTGGGTCGGAGCTTTGGTTGCACTTCTCTCTGCTGTGGTTGCTGTGGCCTCTCTGATTCCTGGTGATGAACCAGAGGCAACGCTGACCAAGATTGTTACGCTACTTTCTAAGTTTTCTAGGAAATAGCAATGTGGGAGGCTATTCTCGCCTCGTTGGCTGGTGTGATAGGAATTATTGCTTGGTGGACTAAAAATCGTGCAAAGACCCGCAGGGAAAGAGATGATGAAGAAATTGCTTACAAACGCCGTCTGCGAGATACGGAAGTGGATTCTTGGATTCATCGCAGGTAGTTTGATTTCTGGGTGTGCAACCACCCGCCCCTATGACCTTGGGCAAGTTCCCAACCAGGATTCAATATCAGACTTCATTATGCGATGGGACAAGTTAGATAGAACCCATGCTACCCAGGAAGAATACAGGGAATTGTATGGGCAGACACTTAAAGCACTATCCAGGAGCCTGGAGGAGACAGAACGCTACAAGTCTAGGCTTGAGGCACAATGACCCTAAAGCAAGCGGCTGAACGCTCCTTGGGGCATATAGAGCGTTTGGAGGCTACTTTTAGAGCCAGGGTTGGGAAGTGGTACTCTGAGTTGCTGGACAAGAAAATACCTGTTCTTATCTACTGCTCAGTCAGAACACCAGAAGAACAGGAAGAACTTTTCTCCAGGGGAAGAACCAAGCCTGGAGCCAAGGTAACAAATGCCAGGGGCATACCTGCCCAGAGCCTACACATCCACGGCAAGGCCATTGATGCTGTTCCCCTGGCGCGTTCTTCCACTGGTGAATACTTCACAGCCTGGGATGATGAGCTTACCTATGGAGTTATGAGGAAAATAGGGGAGAAGCATGGTCTGAGATTCTTGGAATGGGAGACCCCACATTTTGAGGACGCTAATGTTTCTGGATGGAGAGAGCTTGTTTTAATTCCAAAGAAAGAAATCCAAAAGGTTGTGGATAAAAAAATACCTTCTATTGCCAAAAAAAAGCCATGGTCTAGTCGTTAGGCATGACAAAGACCATTGATATTGTGGCTGATAATCAATTTACTGCTAGTCACCTACAGCACCTTCAGCAGATAAAGGCAGTTGCGGCTGAGATGATCGACCACAAATATCGTCGTGGCCAGGCTCAACATGGTGGGAATTTATGGGGAATGTCCACAGCAAAGGTTGTTGAATCTTCTCTCGAGGAGGCAACGGACCAAATGACATATCTTCTGACCCTTCGCCAGCAAATTAGAATTATCATGGAGCTTGCACATGAGGGCATGAAAGACGATTCAGTCTGTGCCACAACTGCCAGGGAGAATTGTAGGACAATCTGGTATGTTCTAACAGGTAGTGATGATGGCGCAAAAATTTAAGAAGTTCCTTGCTGTAACTTGTTCCCACGGCCACCTGGCTGATGCCAAGGCGACTAGGGCGGTGCTTGAGTTTAAGAAGAGATGGAAGCCAGACCTTACACTTCACTTGGGGGATGCCATCGACCTGGCCGCTTTTAGGGCAGGGGCAATGAGGTCTCCAGACTCAGCAGATAGAGCCGCCAGCATTTCAGAAGATTTTAATGCGGGGATAAACTTTTTAAGGTTATTAGAGCCAAATGTGTTTTTTGTAGGCAACCATGAGAATCGAGTTTATGAGCATCAATATTCTCCAAATGCAATCCTGGCTCATTGTGCCACCAGTTGCCTGGCTGACCTTCACCAGGTCTGTAAAGATTTGAGAGCAGAGATTGTGCAGTACGACATCATGAAGGGCTGGAGAGAGTATGGAGGAACATTGTTTGGGCATGGCTGGATGTTCAATGAGCATGCCGTTCGTGACCATGTGGAGATGATGAAGAAGCCCATTGTCATTGGGCATCTGCACAGGGTGGACAGGGCGGCTGGAAGAAGTGTGGGGGCTCCAGTGGGCTGGACTATTGGATGCCTGGCTAATGTTGATTCAATGACCTATGCCAGGAGAAATAGGAGCATCACCAGGTGGCAACATGGAATAGCCTGGGGAGAATACAATGATCACGATTGCATTGTGAATGTGCTTTCACCAACCAGCAGTGGAGAGTGGAGGTTCCCAGTATGAGCAATACTAAAAACAAGAAGTGGACACAAATAGGTTTCAAGGGTGAGTGGGCTCAGACACTCCATAAATTTCTTTCCAAGCAACAAGATGATCTTCCTCCTGGCTGGCTTACAGCAGACAGCGCCTTAAAAAAAATGGGGCTCAGTGGGGCTGTGTGTAGCCAAAGAAATAAACTGCTGAAGAGAATGTGTGATGCTGGCTTTATAGAGAAAAAGGACTTCAGAATTTTTGATAGTTCTGGCAGAAGAATTACTCCAATCACTCACTATAAATTAACCAAGGTTCCCTAACTCACTGATGTTCAATGAAATCCTTTTAAAGAAAAACCATTGACAAACCCTCAACATATGTTAAGTTGTGGGTATGCAAGAAACAACAAGCGGTAACAAAGAGTGGACATTCGATGGTCTTAAAATAGCGAACATTGAAAGACCCAAATCCGAGCGAGGAACTTTCCATAGGTTCACACTAAAGGTTGATGGCAACACTCATCGGATAGAAACCAAAAGAAGTCTTTGCAAGTGGCTTTCAGTAATTCGTAGCCCCATCGCACCAGAAGTATATCGCAACCTTGGCAAGGGCGTGACAATCAATTTCGACAACTAACCACCAACCCAGAAAGGAAACCAAACCAAATGAGAATGCTTGGACAACCAACCACAAAAAGAAAATTCAGTCAGTCGTGCAACAGCAAGCAAGACTTTTTTGACTTGCTTGTTGAGCTTCGGGATACAGCAGAGAAAACCCAATACGACCCAGAGAATACCTTTAGCAAGGAATATCAGCAAGGCTTTGGGGATGGCAAGTGGAGCTTGCTTAATTCTTTAATAGATGAACTTGCAAAGTCACCAGATAGCAGAACCTACTAACCAAGAAAGAAATAAATCCTGTGGAAATAATTGACCAGCCAGAGTTCCAGCCAGAGTTTTATAAGGTGCAAGCAATTGTTCCAAAGCAATTGAGAGTATCCAGGCATGGAATATCTAAGACCAAGGGTGGTGCAGTTGCAGGGGAATCTCTCTGCTGGCTACACTGGAAAGACACAGAGATTTACAATGAAGAAGCAAGGATAAAAGAAGAATACCCAGATTGTGAAATCAGAGTTGTTTGGAAAATGAAGTAACCAAGAAGAAAGGAAATCCTATATGAACTGGACATACAATGACGGTGGCAGAAAAGAAGCTGGCTACAAGGGCGAGGCCAGGGATTGCGGTGCCAGGGCAGTTGCAATAGCACTGGAGTTACCCTACAGCATTGTTTGGGAAGAGATTTGGAGACTGATGAAGGATGAGCCCCTGGCCAAGAAGAGACAGGCCAAGATTGCCAGCAATGGTAAATACACCCCAGACACTGGAATCTTTCACCAGCATCTTAGGTCTTACCTAAAATCAAAAGGCTGGAAGTGGGTTGCAACAATGGGCATTGGCACTGGATGCAAAACCCATTTGAAATCCAGTGAGCTTCCCCAGGGCAGAATTATATGCAGAGTTACAAGGCACTTCACAGCAGTAGTGGATGGAATTATAAATGATACACATGACTGCACCAGGGCTGGAACTAGGTGTGTGTATGGCTATTACATCAAGGCTTAACCCTTAACCAAGAAAGATAAATAAAACTATGAGTAACCTAGTAAGATTTGAAGAAACCAACAAAAACATTATTGAAACTCCTTGCAACCTTGGCGTCCAGGATGCAAAGGGAAGAGAGATAGGTGCAATTATTAAAACCTATATTGCAACCAGGGTGGAGATTCCTGGTGATTCTTATGGGATGATGTGTGACAAGAAATACATTGGAACCCACTTTGCCTACAGGGTTCATGCAACTCGCAACAATGTGAAGTATGGTGCAACCCAGTATGAGGTGTTCTGCAAGACCTATGAAGAACGCCAGGAGAAGATTGAGAGGTATCTGAGAGATGCAAGGAAGAGGGCATTGAATAATCTGGCTAAACAAATTGGAGGCACATGGGTCAAGGCTGGCGCCAATGAATATGCCCAGCCAATTAACTAAACCAACCAAGAAAGGAACACATACAATGATAACCAAAAGACAAATCAAAGACTTGCTTGAAGAGGCAAAAGTTGAGGCAAAAAGAACCATTGACTATGTAACAGAAATAGAGGGCGGTGTATCTTGTTCCATGAGCTACGATGCTGGATACTATGAAGGGCAAAAAGACCTGCTTGAAATGCTTCTTAAAATGAAAAAGGTTAAGTATATTATTAACTAAAAACTCATTGACACATTAACCACAAACCCTACAACAAGAGAGGAACACAAATGAATATATTAAAAGCATACATCTTTATCACACTTGGAATGTTTATTGGCATGGGGATTTATTCCTGGATTGAGTTTCTATCCAAATGATTATTGCAATCATCATTGGCATCTGCTCCATCTGCCTGGCTGTTTTTATAAACAGAATAGGCAATGCCATCCAGGAGGAGGAGCAACATAGGGAAAGGTTTGCCATCCTGGTTGCTCAAGAACTGCAAAGGCTTGATTCAGCAATTAAGCGCAACAATAGGATGATTGCCAGGGCAGAGGCCATGCTTGAGCCAGAACCCAAGTGGTGGGGTAGGAACTAGAATCAAAATGAAATCCTCCAAAGCAAACAAGCAGTTTGAGTTTATGTGGAGGGTGATTCATGGCCAGGAACTTGTTGCTGAATACAAGTTTCATCCCATAAGAAAGTGGAGGTTTGATTACTTCCATAAGTCTGGTGTTGCCATTGAGCTTGAGGGTGGCATCTACACAGGAGGACGGCACACCAGGGGAGCAGGGTTCCTAAAGGACATGGAGAAATACAATGAGGCCGCAAGCAGGGGCATCCTGGTTTTTAGGGTTCCCTCCCACAAGATAACTTCTGAATGGCTCCAGCCAATCCAGGCAACCATCAGCAAGGGTGGGTCTATGGCATACAATGTTTTACTAAACCAAATAAAGAAAGGAATCAAATGAGTTACCCATGCCCAGAGATGCCAAAGAGGTTGCCAGGAGAAACCCAAGACCAGTGGATTATCAGAGCCTGCGGCCCATTCCCAGATACTGAATACGACCAGAGCAAAGACCTTAGAAGCTTAAATTTACCTGTTAGTGGAAGCAGAGAAGATCGTGAATCCCTGGGGGATTACGACTACAACAACCAACCAATAAGGAGGATGAAATGAGCAGTGAACTAACTACAACAAACAACCAGGTAGCAATCCTGGCTAGGCAAAGTTCCGATGTTGCAGGGGCTTGCAGAGAAATTGTTAAGGCAACAGCCCAGAGAATTGGAAATAAAGATTATGTAAAGGTGGAGGGATGGCAAGCCATAGCAGTTGCTCATGGTTGTGTTGCCTCTTCCAAGGGAGTTGAGAAAGTAGAGGGTGGCTTTCGATGCATTGGAGAAGTTAGGAAGATGGCAGACGGCCAAGTAATTAGCCAGGCAGAGGGCTTTGTTGGAGATGATGAGCCCATGTGGGCTAAGAGACCAGAGTACGCCAGAAGGGCAATGTGCCAGACCAGGGCAATCAGCAGAGCTTGTCGTTCAGCCTTTGCACACATTGTGGTGCTGATCGACCGCAACCTATCCACCACACCAGCCGAGGAAGTTCCTCATGGTGGCTTTGAGGACATCAACACAGAGAAGTATGAGGAGCCTGTAAAGGTGGACACGGTAAAGTCAGATTCAATTAGCAAGGCAGACCTGGCAGACATCACAGCCAAGTTAAATAGTGTTGTGATTAAAACCAATGGTGGTGAGCCCAGGGATATGGAGTTGAAGTTTGGAAAGCATAAGGGCTCAACTTTAAGACAGGTTGCCGCCTTTGGAGACAAGGGCTTGGATTATCTTGATTGGTTGTCCAGGCAAGAATTGAAGCCTGGAGCAGATGGCAAGCCCTATAAGAACGACATCATCAGAAATGAAATCATCAGAGAAATCCTGTTGGAAGCAGATGCATTAGCCAAGGAGAACCCCAATGACCAGATTCCTTTCTGATGCTACAGAAAGCATTGGCTCCCAGATGCTGGGGGAAATCCCCAACATTCTGAGGGAGAACTTTGCAAAGGTTTCAGAGATTGAGCGCAATCGTTGTGCTGAATTAGTCCAGCAGATTGCAGACTCAAACGAAGACCAGGTTATTAAGGATATTCTTAATGATGTGGTTACAGCCATAAGGAGAATGCAAAATGTCCGCTATTGATGTGGAGATTGCAGAAACCAAATGGTCAATGCTGGTTTGGAAAACCCCAAAGGAGTTACCCAAAGAAAATGAAAGAGTTCTTATGGATATTGATGGTGAGGTTCTTAGTGGCAGGTTCATCTGCCATCAGTTTGTTTCTAAAAACTGGAATGAAACTGAAGCAAATGTTAGGATGTGGGCATCCTGGCCAAAGCCACCCAAATGGTAACTTTCCTTTTATCCATCGGGAAAGCTTTGTGGGACTTGTTCGTCATCGGTATAGGGTGCTTGAGTCTTTATCTACTGATAATTTTCTTGAGCGACCTATTGTGGGATTTAGCAAAAGACTTAATAGAAAGGATTAAAAAAACTAAATGAGTGTAAAAAGATTAAAGCTTGTGGATGAGTTTCATGCAATCGTATCAAAGAGGTTGAAGGAATTGTTCAAGGACTTTGACCATGCAAAGCGAGAGAACTATAAGGACATCATCAGCCACCTGGACTATAGCCATCGTATCACTAAAGAGCTATTGGACAGAGCCAAGAAATATCAGAAGATTGCCCTTGAGGCTAGGAAATGAGCAAAGATAGTTTCTGGTTTCCATTTGAGCCCAACAGATGGCTTTCCAATGAGAAGCTTTCCCTGGTTAGCCTGGAAGCCAGGGGACTATGGATTCACCTGGTGTGTCTAATGTATAAGGCCAACAGCAATGGAAGCCTAGTGATAGGTGGCAACATCCCAACCAAAGAACAAATAACAAGAATGGTTGGCCAGGAGGCTGGGCATCTTGTTGATGAGCTTCAAAAGGCTGGGGTCTTTGAGCTTAAGGATGGAGCCATTCACCATCAAGGAGTTGCACAAGGATTAAATAAAATCAATTCAAAGATGGAGGCTTATAGACGCAGAGATGGGGCAAAGATGGATGATCTATCACTCAAAGATGGGGCATCTATTGATCAAAGATGGGGGGAGAATAAGAATAAGAGTAAGAATAAGATAATACATACAGAAAGGGCGATACGCCCTAGTCTTTTGGAATGGTCTGAATATGCAACTTCTATTGGATGGTTTGGAGATTCAGTTGAAGGAGCTTATGACCACTACCAATCCAATGGATGGAAGGTTGGAGGCAAAGGCCATGTAAAGGATTGGCAAGCCGCCGCCAGGAACTGCTTCAGAAGAAACAAAACAACACACCAAACAAAAGGAACACAAACTATGAAATCAAAAACACAATACAAATCGTCTTGTGAATCAGCACCCCTTTACAGGGTAATGGGATTCACAAGCTTCAATGAGTGGCAGAAAGCTGGAGCCCCAACATCATGATGAGCAATATTGAGATGGCGCTACCAGCCACAATCTACAGGGTTGGTGAACTTGAGAAGAAGCTTGAACAACTCATGCTTAAAATTGATTCATCAAGCAATGCCCTGGTAGCCCAGATTACACAGATAAAGTCATGCATGGTATTGAAAGATTCAGTACCAAATGAGGAGGGTTCAATTGCAAACATCATAGTCCCAGAAGAGCTTTCCTATTCAAAGGGAAAGAAGTTCAAGAAGGGCAAAACAATGTGCAGGGCAACAGCAAACAAAAAAACAGAGATTGTTGCAAGACGCTGGGCATTATGGAAAGAGCAATACAATGCTGGAATACCAGCCGCAGTAATTGCCAGAGCCTGGGGCTGTGACCATAGCACAATTCTTAATGCCAGGGATATGAACTGGCAAAACTACAAACTGAAGGGGTCAAAGAAATGAGCTACCACTATGCTTCTCAGCTAACCATGGACTTTATCGAGCCAGTGCAGACTCATCACCCAATAAAACCAATTGGCTCCAAGCAATGCCAGCAGGTGCTGTCACATCTGCAAAGTGGCAAGCCAATCACATCCCTGGAGGCGTTGAGGCTTTATGGGATTTTTAGGCTGGCAAGCAGAATCCATGACCTAAAAAAGAATGGTATTGCAATCAAGAGCAGGGATGTGGACACTGAGACAGGAAAGAAGGTGAGCCAGTATTATGTTGATTAAAGACCTACCAAGCACCAGGAAAGAGGTTGTTCTGTTCAAGATACAGGTTCAAGACTTCCTGTGCTGGAAGGAACTGCCAAAGGCTTACTCAACACTGGAAAGTGCAATGGCCAGTGTTCCAGAGAAGCCAGCAAGAATCATGAAGAGGTCAGACAAGGGCTGGGAAATTGTTTGGAGCAACAAATGAACATAGCCCTAATGACAACAGACATGCTTGTCCAAAAGGTATCAAGCCTGTGCAGTTCACCAGGCACAAGTGGCTTGTGTTGGGAGATGGCCAGGCATTACAGGGAAAGGATTGAAAGCCAAACAGAGTTTGAGGCTGGATGGTATAGGTCTGTGCAATCTGGTAGCCCAGACTTTTCAATCTATGATGGTGAAAGGTATGTGCCAGAGGCTACAGCTTGCTACCTAGTCTATGCCAAAAGATATATCAAGACAGCATCAAAACTTATTGATGGAAGATGGCCAGTTGAAGAGGTTTGGGATTTGGGCTGTGGCATAGGGGCATCAACAGCACTGCTAAAGCTTTTATTCCCAAGTGCAAATGTGTTTGGCACACAACTTCCATCAGCACAGAGGAAAATTGCTGAAGCATTTGGAAATGAGTGTGGGTTTAAGATAGAGGATTCGATGCAAAGCAATGGAAATGCAATTGTTTTCATGCTGGACTACCTGGAGCATTTCCAATGCCCAACAGACCACCTAAAGACAATCATTGATCAGAAGCCAAGGCTACTTGTTATGGCAAACTCATTTGGGGCAACTGCTGTCGGCCACTTCCCAGAGTATAAGATTGGAGAATCATTGTTTAGAAACAAGGAAACAGGCAGACACTTCAGCAAGTGGCTCAAAAACAATGGATACAAAAAAGTTGAGACAGGATTCTACAATAACAGGCCAGCAATCTGGGAGAGGGCTGAATGAACATAGCAAAACAGGCCAGCCTATTTGGTGGAGAGCTTGAGCCAGACCAAGATGATTCAAAGTATTCATCCAAAATAGAGTCTCCTGTCTATGAGCCAAAGAACAAGAAGCCTCACCTGCTTGAACTGGTTGATATTGCAAAATCAAACAGCCTCATTAGGGAGGTTCTTGCTTCAGACATTCCACAGGATGTGAAGGAGTTTCTGATTGAGGCGGCCAAGAGGCATAGTGTGTTCAATTATGAAAAGATTGCAGATTACTATGCCCATGCCACACCAGAGGTTCAGCATCTTATGGAGAAGTCTGCCCTGGTTATCATAGACTTTGGCAAGGCAATTGAGAATGGATATGTAAGGCTTTGTGATGAGATAAGGAGCCAATACCTTGAGCATACAGAATGACTTTGCCATATTCATTCTGACCCATGGCAGACCAACCAATGTAAAGACCATGGCAACCCTTCAGAGGGCTGGCTATACTGGAAAGCTTTACCTGGTTGTGGATGATGAGGACAAGAGCCTAGACAAATACATTGCCAACTTTGGCAAAGACAAGGTTGTTGTATTCAACAAGAAGCAGTTGGCAGACCAAGTTGATGAGGGCAACAACTTTGATGAAAGAAGGACAATCACTCATGCCAGGAATGCCTGTTTCCAAATAGCCAAGGACAAGGGGCTGAAGTTCTTTATGGAACTGGACGATGACTACATCTCTTTTGAATACAGGTATGTGAGCAGGTGTGGTGAGAAGCTGAAGGTTCACTATGTGGATAATCTGGATGCTGTGCTTGGCTTTTACCTTGATTTCTATAGGGCAACAGGATTCTCAAGCATGGCATTTGCCCAGGGTGGAGACTTCATTGGTGGTGTTGAAAATAAGTATGCAACCAAGAAGCCTCTTATCAGAAAATGCATGAACTCATTCATCTGCTCAACAGAAAGGCCATTCCAGTTTATTGGTGCAATGAATGAGGACGTAAATACGTACGTAACCCTGGGCTCCAGGGGAGTGCTATTTGGCACTATCCCCATGATCAGCCTGGTTCAAACAGCTACCCAGAGCCAGAAGAATGGAATCACTGATATGTATTTAAGGTTTGGAACATACTGCAAGGCTTTCACTACGGTGATGATGCACCCATCAAGTGTTAGGATTTCAATGATGAACACCAGCAATCCCAGGATTCATCATTTGATTAAGTGGCAGAACACAACTCCAATGATTGTATCAGAGCAATACAGGAAGCCTGTGGGTAACTTGTGACCAATAAACCACAAACATTGACACCACAAACTCCAAAGCTAGGACAAATATATGCCCATTGAGTCAGCACAACTTAGGGCTGAAAGGCTTTTAATTGAACTTTGCCCAGATAATGCAGAGTTTAAGAAGCTTACAGCCAAGAACAGAACTGAAGAACGCATAGACCTGCTCAGGCAGGCTATTGCAGTGCTGTTAATCAATGGCATCCCAACAGCAGTCATTGCCAAAATACTTAAACTAGGCCAGGGAGCAGTCCAATACCACGCCAGGTGGCTAGAAAAAAACGGTAAGATTGTTAAGCCTGGGAGATTTGCACACTGGATTGATTCAGAACAGGTGGCTGTATGAGGCTCCTGGCAATCATTGTTGCTATTTTGGCTCCATGCCAAGCGGCCAACATCCTTATTGAGCCCATGCCAAAGCCAAAGAAGGTGATCAAGGCCAGGATTACAGCCTACTGGGCTCACCCAAGCCAAGATGAATGGACAACTAGGTATCAAAGTTCAACAGGCAAGAGGCTTGTGAGTGGTAAGACCTGTGCTGTAGACCCCAAAATCATCAAATATGGCTCCAGGGTAAAGGTGAATGGAAAAACCTATGTGGCTAAAGACACTGGCACAGCAGTGGTGGCAAAGAAGGCAAGCTATGGCAAGGTTCCAGTGGTTGACCTGTTTTTCTCAACCCAGAAGCAAGCAATGATAGAACTGAACAGGGTGGGCAGGTATGCCTGGGTAGAAGTGGAAAATTAAACGGTATGAACCCTGGAAATCAAGACCCTGCGGATAGTATCCTGGCAAGCTACACCCCAGACATAGCCTCAGAAATTGATACCATGGAGGATGTGGTCAGAGAGAGGCTTTCTAAGATAAAGGGAATGAACCCAGCTATTAGCCTGGATGAACTGGCCAAATTAGCCGCCCAGGTGATTCAAGACACCATCCAGGCAGAGTTTAGTGGACCGCTACTTAGGACAAAGAGGGATGATACATTGGATGAGGCACTGCTTGCACTAGCTACCAACAGAAGCCCAGAAAGCCTCACCAGCATTGCCAGGAAATACATCAACCCACTGACAGGCAAGCCCTACACCAGGGCGGCTCTATCAGCCAGGTTGTCTGAGTTATCCCAAAGAACAGGGCTTGTATTGAGAGTGCAGAGGTCTCAAAGGGTTAGGGAGATTTACAAGGACAGGGCTCTAAGGATTCACCAGAGGAGACGCCAAGAATGCCCAAAATGGCCAAAGGGAGCCTGGGAAAAGGGCATTAAAAAAACGGTAGGGAGGGGCAAAAGGTGAGGTCTGGGAGCAAAGTTGTTTGCCTGGATGACAGGTTCCCCACAGACATCCTGCTTTATTACACCAGCCTTCCCATCAAGGACAATCTATATATTGTAAGGGACATGGGAATAGGCATTGGCCTGGACAACCAGCCAGGGGAAGTGGTTGTGTACCTGGAGGGGCTTGAGAACCCAGGCTCTAGTGTGCCACCCCATGCAGAGAGAGGCTTTGCACAATACAGGTTTGCAGAATTGGAACCACCAGCAGAGGAAGCCCAGGAGGCACAAATGCCATGGGAAGCCTTTGCACAATAAGGAGAACAAGCACATGAGTAAGGCTATAATCAAGGACAACGAGAAGAGGGTAGGGATGGAGCTACAAGAAACGGTAGGCAAGCTACGCTTGGCCAGAAACCAGGCAATCCAGGATATGGCAGAGGCTATTAGCTTGGCCGCTGATGCAGGGCAGTTGCTCTTATCAGCCAGGAGTGAGGGGCTAGACCTGGAGGCAGTGCTGGAAATTGGAGGCATAAACGGTGAGGAAGGCAGACGCCTGGAGAGGGTGGCCAAAGCCAAGGCCATGCTGGCCAGCCCAAAGCCTGGTGAGCTTAAACAGCTATGCCTATGGGCAGGTATCTTGCCAGACCCCATTGAAGGCTCAAGCCCCAGACCACAAGCCCATTGGTTAGCCTATGTCTTTAAGGCCAAGCAGTGGGTAACCAAGAAGAGCCCAACATCCTGGTCAGAAGCCCAAAGGCTAGAGTTCATTGAGGAGGCCAAGCCCTTGGTGGAGGCATGGGTAGAGGCAGGGGGAAGCCTGTGAGGAAGCCACGCCAAGCCACCTGGGAGCCCCGCCACAAGCCCTGGACAAGTGGGCAAGCCCATGGACACCACAGCCCCTATAAGGGGGGGGTATCCTGGACACCCCATCTGGGCAAGAAATAAACGGTAGCCCACCCAGGGAATGCCCCAGAATGACCTGCCAAGACCCCAAACAAACAGCTAAATATATGCATATAAAGGGCTTAAAGAAGAAAAAGGCATGCTCTCTTGAGTAGAAAGATCAAATGAAACCACTCCATTTGATGTGCTTTGCCACCCCCTGGATGCCTGGCAACCTATTAAGGGCTCTATATCAAGGGCTTATAAAAGGCAAGAAAAGCCAAAAACGACCCATTGATTTTAAGGCACTTACACAAGGAAGTGGCACTTACAAAAGCATGGTTGTTGATAATACCCATACTTATGACTTAAAGAGTAATAAGTTCTGTAAGTTGTTGTCAATAAAAAACATAGATAACTTTTTACATGGCATTTTTCTGGGTGGCAGGTTCCGAGC